TGCTCCCGAACAAGTCCAACTCCCGGAGGATCGTGCAGGTGAAGACCATGCACGGAATGCTTACCCGGGTCATCAAGGAGAAGGGGGCGGAGGAGTTCGTGGACAAGGTGTACGTGGCGGCCGCGGTATGGAGGATGAGAAACAAGCCTCTTGATGGGAAGCTCGAGGCAATAGTCGTCGTCCACCAGGCGGACTTGCGACGGGACCTGGACGCAGAGCTGCTCTACGACGCACTACAGAAGGCGGGCGTGGTGAAGAACGATAGGGCGTTCTGGCACAAGAACATATGGCGCGAAGTCGACCGCGACAACCCGCGCGTACACTTCGAGATATGGGAGAGGCAGGAGGGTGACGAACAGCTGTTTGGAAGGAGGGGCAAGTGAAACGGAAAGGACCTATAGTCAAGATCCTGGTGATCGGCGAGGGACCGAACAGCCGGGACAAGACGGAGCTGGGCTACGTCGGGAAGATAGGTGGCTTCCTGGCGGGGGCGATGAAGCTGAACCGGAAGCAGTACAACCAGCTCGTCATCACGCGGAACCTGCTCCCCCACTACTGCGGGGAGTGGAGCGGGAAGCTGTTACTGCCGGCGGAAGTAGCGAAGCGAGAATCGGCGAAGCTGGTACCGCTGATGAAGAACAGGATCAGCATCCTCCTGGGCGATCGCGTGGCCAGGGCGTTCGGCTATGCGAAACAAAAGCCTTTCGGTGTATGGAGAGAAACAATAAAGGGGAAACGAAAACAGTCGATCAATGTTATCGTTCGTCTCCCACTTCCTACGGATCGATGGTGGGACGATGAATGCAAAAGATTGATAGCGATCGACTACTTGCGCACGATTGCTCGCGCGTGTATGCTCAAGTAGAGTCGGACGCCGCACCGGGGAGGGAACGCTCGAATGCACAACGCCGGCAGCTCACCCCTGCCGGCGTTTTTTTTCGGCCACAGTACACCCCAGCGAAAACAGAGGCCCTTCAATGAAGATCAGCACGTCCCTCCAGAAGCTCGTGCGTCCCATTGCTGGTCTGCACGAAGACAAGAAGAACGCGCGCCGGCACAACGAACGGAACCTGAAGGCGATCGCCACGTCGCTTAAGACGTTCGGTCAGCAGAAGCCTATCGTGGCGCTGAGGGACGGACGCATCATCGCTGGCAACGGTACTTTCAGAGCGGCGCGCAAGCTGGGCTGGAAGAGCCTGGCGGTCGCCTACTTCGAGAGCTCGGGCAAGGCTGACGCCCGGGCGTACGCGATCGCCGACAACCGCACGGGCGAGCTGGCGCTATGGGACGGCAGGGATCTCGAAGCCACGCTGAAGTCCCTGGCGGCCGAGGGCGTGGACATCGAGTCGACGCTGGCCTTCACGGAGAAGGAGATCAACACCATCATTCGGACGCTCGGCAACGGCAACGAGGTCCACGAGGAAGCGCCGGCCCCCAGGCCCCCGAAGAAGGCCGCGACCAAGCGGGGGGACGTCTGGCAGATGGGGTCGCACCGTCTCATCTGCGGGGATGCCTCGAGCGCGCACGACCTACTCGTGCTGCTCGAGGGGGCGGTGATCCACCTGGTCAACACGGATCCGCCCTACAACGTCCGGGTGGAGCCTCGATCGAACAACGCCATATCGGCAGGCGTGTCCTCATACACACCGGACAAGAAGCGCCGAGCAGCTCTACACCACCAGCAGCTCGACCTGGCGCGGCACCCCGGAAAGGCGAAGGCCACGCACAAGCAGATGCGTGCCAAGGACCGCCCCCTCGAGAACGACTTCATCTCTGACCGGGAGTTCGCGGAGAAGCTTCACAACTGGTTCCTTCAGCTCTCGCACGCGCTCGCTCCAGGCCGCGCGTTCTATATCTGGGGTGGCTACTCCAACTTCTTCAACTACGCCGCGGCGTTCAACGGGACGGAGCTGTACTTCTCCCAGGGGATCGTGTGGGTGAAGGAGCACCCCGTGCTGACCCGCAAGGACTTCATGGGCAACCACGAGTGGTGCTTCTATGGCTGGCGTGCGGGCGGACCCCATAAGTTCTACGGCCCCCATAACATCCCGGACGTCTGGACGGTCAAGAAGGTCAACCCGAACAAGATGGTCCACCTGACGGAGAAGCCCGTCGAGCTGGCACGCCGCGCGATCGAGTACTCGTCCAGACCCAACGAGAACGTGCTGGACCTCTTCGGCGGCTCGGGCTCCACGCTGATGGCGTGCGAGCAGCTCGGCCGGCGCGGGTTCCTGCTCGAGCTCGACCCCGCCTACTGCGACGTGATCGTCGACCGCTGGCAGCGCCAGACGGACAAGAAGGCCGTCAACCTCAAGCGGAAGGGCGTGGTGATCTGATGCCGTCGGAAAAGAGCCTCGCCAACCTGCGACCGTTCAAGCCTGGCCAGTCGGGCAACCCGAAGGGGCGCCCACCTGGTCGCTCGCTGACGTCGCTGCTGCGCGAGGCCCTGGACAAGAAGCGGGAGGGCAGCAAGAAGACGGTGGCCCAGCACATCGTCGATGCCATCATCGTCCAGGTCCTGAAGGGCAACGCGCACGTGCTCCGGGTGATGTGGGACCGCCTCGAGCCCATCGAGCTAGGCGGTCCTGAGGGCGGGTCGTACGAGGAGCTGCTCGAGCGGGCCCTGGCCCGCATGAAGGAGATCGACATCACGCTGCACGTGAAGGGCAAGCGCAACGGCAAGAACGGAAAGAACGGGAAGAACGGCAGCGGCGCCAAGCACGTGAAGTCCAAGGTCGTGGAGCACCAGAAGCCCAAGGACTTCCTCGACGCCCACGACAAGGGGGAGCTGCTCCCTTGATCAGCCAGAAGAAGGTCGACGAACTCCTGCCGGCGTTCCGTGATCCCCGTATCTACATCCCCACCTTCCTGCACATCCGCGACGTCGAGTCCCAGGTCATCCCCTTCCGCCTCAACCACGTCCAGAACCAGATCCTCAGCCAGAAGCGGGCGGCGCTCGAGCGGCGGCCGCGGCAGGCCCCCCGCAACCTGGTGCTCAAGGCCAGGCGTATGGGCGTGACCACGCTCGAGCAGGGCCTGAACTTCTACTGGACGTCGGCGCGGAAGAACCGGGAGGTCGTGACGCTGGCCCACGACATCCCGCACACGGAGAAGATCTTCCGGATCGCCAACCTCTTCTACGAGAAGAACCAGCCGGGCATGAAGCCGCGCCGCCTGGCCCCGCACTCGAAGCGCGACCTGAATTTCGCGCGCACCAACTCCCTCTTCTCGATCGCTACGGCCGGCAGCCGCGCACCCTCCCGCAGCCAGACGCTCGACCGCGTCCACTGGTCCGAGGTCGCCTTCTCACCTGGTGACCTGGAAGCGCAGCGCGGGCTGCTGGCCGGTCTCACCGAGGCTGCCTCGCATGGCAGCGTCACGCTCGAGTCCACCGCGAACGGCGTGGGCAACCTCTTCCACCAGCTCTGCGACGACGCGCGCAAGGGCCAGGGCCCGTGGAACCTGATCCTGATCCCCTGGTTCCACGACCCGAGCTACGTGATGGCGCTCACGCGCGACCAGCGCGAGACGCTGATGAAGAACTACACCGAGGAGGAGAAGGACCTGGTGGCGAAGCACGGGCTGACGCCCGAGCAGATCGCCTGGCGCCGGCAGAAGCACGTGGACATGTACGTGGGCGGCGACTCGGTGCTGTTCCCTCAGGAGTACTTGGAGGACTTCGAGACGGCGTTCCTCACGCTCGGCCAGGGGTACTTCGACGTCGACATCATCAAGAAGCTGATCAGCGAGGGCGCGGCGGGCCCCATCGAGGTCCGCAAGATCCCAGGGCACCGCGCGAACACGGGCGGCGAGCTCGTCATCTACGCGCGGCCGGTACCGGGCAGGAACTACGTGATCGGTGCAGACCCTGCCGGCGGCAGCCCCGTCGGCCACGAGTCGGTGGCGGCCGTCCTGGACTGTGAGACGTGCGAGCAGGTTGCCGTGCTCCGCGGCCGCTGGAAGCCCGAGGTCTTCGGCGAGCTGATCGCGCAGATCGGCAAGCACTACAACGATGCGATGGTCGGCGTCGAGCAGAACAACCACGGCCACTCCGTCCTCAACACGCTGATCAACACGGTCGACTACCCGGAGCTCTACTGCCACGGGAACTACGCCACGGGAAAGAAGTCGGACGAGCCGGGGTGGAGGACGGACGGACGCACGCGGCCGCTGATGCTCGGCGACCTTCGCAAGGCGATCCAGAACCGCGAGATGCCCGTGCGCGACATGGTGCTGCTCCAGGAGTGCTTGTCGTTCAAGCTCAGCCGGGACGAGGAGAAGTACATGGCGGCAGAGGGATGCCTCGACGATTCCATCTTCGCGTGGGCGATCGCGTGGCAGGTGCGGAAGGATCCGGAAGCGATGGACGAAGGAATTCCCGATTTCAGTGTTGACAAATTGATCGAGAGCGGTCATAGAATCTTTAGCAGAGACGTTCACCCCGGGAGGATGTTCTAGTGGCGCGTCGCCGGCGTCCACAGAGGCTCGCAGCCGACGAGCCTCAACCCGTCCAGAACGAAGCCCCGATGGAGGGGCGTCAGCTGTCGCAGCTGCCCGCATGCGCCACGGAGTACGGCGAGCGGTACGAGCAGCTCGGCGTCTTCAATCCCCGTCTCGTCACGCACCAGACGCGGAAGCTGATGCGCGACGATCCCCAGGTCGCATTCGCGCTGGCGATCCTGCGCGCGCCTGTCATCAACATGAAGTGGTCGGTCGAGAGCCGCGACCCGGAGATCGCCGCGTTCGTCGAGCACGTCCTGCGTCCCACCTATCGCCAGCTCGCGCTGGCCGGCACGCTGGCCGTCCCCTTCGGCAACCAGGTCATCGAGAAGGTCTGGAAGGCGAAGAGCGTGGAGACGGAGCGGCGCGACCAGCGCATAGGCGACCCCATCAAGACGGGCCACCCGATGGCGTGGATCATCGAGAAGTTCCGCGCGATCCCGCACGAGACCATCACCTTCCTGATCGACGAGCAGAAGGACGAGTGGGCGGGCATCGAGCAGACGCGCAGCGACGGGCAGAACGTCAAGGTCGGCAAGGCCAACGCCGCGCTCTGGTCCTTCCGGCGTCAGGACGTGTGGGGCGAGCTGACCGGGTACCCGATCCTCAACCAGTGCTACGAGCCCTGGTGGTGGAAGGCGGTGACCAGCCTTTACGCGAACCGCTACTACGAGCGCAAAGCCGACCCGCCCATGATGGGGCGGCCGGCGCCGACGGTGAAGAAGGGCGGCAAGGATACGTGCGGCTTCCAGTTCATGACCGACCAGTACCTCGCGCTTCGGTCGGGCGGCCTGATGATGCTGCCCAACCTCCGCAACCGGAAGGGCGACTACTTGTGGGACGCGCAGTTCCTGATGGACGACAAGCGGGGCGACATGCTGCAGGCCAGGCTGGACGCCCTGGACGTGCAGATCGCCCGGGCGCTGTGGATCACCGACCGCGCCGGCACCACGGGCACCGTCGGGGCGAAGGCGGAGGCCGTCGTCCATGCCGAGACGCTCGCCGGCTCGCTGGAGATGATCCTCAACGAGTGGGTCGACGAGGTCTGCAATCCCCAGGTGGTCGACGACATCGTGCGCTTCAACTACGGCCAGGCTGCCGTCGACAGCAGCAACACGCGCCTGAAGATCGCGGGCCTCTCGGCCTCGCAGCGCGACATGCTCAAGGAGCTGCTCGCCAACCTGCTCCAGGCCGAGGCCATGCAGCTGGGCGGGAAGCAGGTGAAGCTGGCGGACGTGATCGACAGCGACGGGATCCTCGACGAGCTGGAGATCCCGAAGAAGTCGGCCGACGAGCTCAAGGAGATGGCCGGGACCGTCGAGCCCGAGCCGGAGCCCAATGCCGGCGTCTTCGGCGACAACGAGCTGCAGCCAACGCCCGACGATGAGGCCGCACTGCTGGAGGGCGGCCAGCTTCCGGGCAGCGACGAGGGCGGTGAGGAAGGACAACCTTTCAAGGAGTGAGGCATGGGCAGGATCCTCTTCAACGGCGGCAGGCTGATCGGGGCCGTCCAGATCGGCAACAACGGTGCCCTGGCCGACGCGATGCTCATCACGATCGGCGACAAGACCTACGAGTGGGAGAGCGCGGGCGGCGTGACCCCCGGCAACGTGGAGGTCACCATCGGGGGCGACGCGGCCACGTCGGCGCTCAACCTCCGCAACGCCATCAACTCCAACAAGCCGACGACGCCGGTCACGGCTGCCATCGACCCGATCGACAGCGCCACCGTCCGTCTCGAGGCGGACGCCAACGGTTACCCGGACGGCGGCGTGGCGCTGACCACGACCATGACGGGCGCCAACATCATCAGCGGCGCGGTGATGACCGGCGGCGAGAACGAGAGCAACATCTCGCACGGCCGCGGCAAGCACACGGTCACCGCGCTCGACGTGGCGGCCGGCAACATCCGGATCCACACGGGCCTGCTGTCGCCCGACGTCTTCCAAGCGCAGTGCAGGACGTCGGCCGGGGCGCAGCGGTTCATCGACTCGCTGGTCACGATCGACGGCGAGTACTTGCAGGTCGACTTCAACGGCGGGACGGACCCCGTCGCGGGGGATGTCATCCACTGGGACGTCTGGAGCTAGCGCGTCCCGCAACCGGAACCCTTGAAAGGAGGGACTGAGCATGCCTTCACATCCGCTGCACACGAGGGGCGGGATCGCGCAGGGAGCCATCCGAGTCGGGAGCCACGGCGACCTCGCCGACGGCGAGCAGATCGTCATCGGCAACCGGACGTTCGAGTGGGACGACAACGCGTCCGTCTCTGCGGGCGCGATCGCGGTGACCATCGGCGCGGACGCAGCCGAGGACATCGAGAACCTGGTCGACGCGGTCAACGCCAACTTCCCGCAGGACGACAACAGCCTGCAGCTGGTCGAGGCGTACATCGACACGATCGACACGGCGGTGGCGCGGCTGAAGGGCACGCGACAGAGCGCAGAGTGCAACGTCGCGCTGACCACCACGATGGCCCACGCGTCGAACATCGTCAGCGCCGCGACCCTTCTGGGCGGCGTGAACGACACGGTCCAGGAGGTCGCCAGCGGGAAGCGCACCGTCAGCGCCCTGGACGTGGCCGGCGGCGCCGTCGTCATCCAGCTGCCGTTCGACGAGCCGCGCATGGTGCAGGTGCAGGCCAAGAGCGCGACCGGCCTGATCAAGGCGATCACGGACCTGGTCACCGTGGTCAACGATGCCATCGTCATCGACGCGGACGGCGGCACGAACCTGGCCGCGACCGACACGGTGGACTGGCTGGCGATCAAGTAGACCTTCCTCCCCCTGGAAGTCGATGTGCCTAATGCCGCACGTCGAGCCGGCCCGGGTGGGCACCCCGGGCCGGTGGACCTGCGGCCTGAACGCGCGTAAGGCAGGCAGGCGTACAACTGGCTCGCACATGCCGCGAGCTGGCCCCTCGGAGGCTATGGTCCGGGGGGAGCGCACGCGGCAGCACGAAAGGAGAAGACCATGAGCGACCCCAGACAGTGGCGGCTCGGCGCGGACGCGGACGGGATCCGCGCGATCTACAAGCCGAAAGACAAACAGGTCGCGGTGCGCGAGGACACG